TTTAATGCCTTTATACATCTCAGAAGAACTTCATTAGAATTATAATCTGGTAAAACTACAATATCAAAATTAATTGTAATATTTACAATGTATGCATCTTTAATATTTACTGCATCAGTTAAGATTCTGTAATAAGAAAGATAATTTTTTAAATTATTTTTAGTAGCTGGATTCAACTCTGTTACTTTTTTATCTTTATCATAACCTAATGTATATAGGTTAAGTGCCAATGGATTTGGTACTTCAGTACTAATAGGTGTTGGAATCGGGTCATCAGGTAATAATGCATGAGGTGCAAAGTTTCCATTTGATTTTGTTTCGATTTGATAATCTTGTACTAAGTATGCTTTTGCAACTGAACCGAATTGTGGTGGAAGTGCATAACATCTCATAATATAATCTTCTCTACTTACAGTTCTGTTTTGTGCCGCAAAGTAAGCCATTGCATTGTTACGAATCTCATCTTCAGTTTCTTTACTTCTACCACCAACAGCTGGTTCTGGATTAGTAACCGCCAATGAGTTCTCAATAAATCTTAGAGTGTTTTGATTTAAATTTATAGTGTTATCATTTGTAAATATTCTACTATTAACATTAATTAAATCTTTAGCAGGAACATTATCAGCAACACCATTACCCACTAAGTACTCAACATCTAATGTTGTGTTTTGTGGAGCTACTCCGTATGTTTTTGTGTATAGGAAATTAGATGGGTCAATCCCTTGGTCTAACCTTCCTGTATTTTGATATAACGCAGAACCTACATTATCAGGATTAGGAATAATTTCTTCATCTGCATTTGATGATATACCTGCTCCAAACTGAACCACTAATTCTGATTCTGATTCGAATTTTGTTATAAATCTTTTTGGTACTCTCTTTAATTCTAATAAGAATGGAGTTTCACCACTATATGGTTGTAAGTTAGTAGAATTATCTTCATTGTTTTCTATTTGTTCAAATACAGTATCTTGTGCTAAGTATGGAACTTCAGTCCATAAATCTTCATCATCATCTTTAATTGATTTAATTTTAATGATTTGTTCATCTGTGATTTTTAACTTATCATATATCTTTGGTGAACCGAATACGAACTGAGCACTTTTTACTCTACCACTTGAAGCTTTTACTTTCTTTTTCAGTAGATAGTAAATTGGTTCACTAGAAGATTCATCTATTTGATAAACAGAAACTTCAGTTGGATTAAATGAAGATGATACTGCAAAATCTATTTCAAAGTTAGTTGAGAATTCAACATCGGAGTTTGAATCTGAACCTACTTGCATACCACTTGCAATTTTTAAAGCATAATCATAATCAGGTCTTACATTATCACCACTACCTTTGGCTGGTAATATTTGGAACACATCTAAATCTACAGATGCTGGGCAAACGTTTTTTGGTTTGTATCCATGTACAGCAGCTAAATTAAAAAGATTTGCCTTTTCTTCTGCGTTAGATAATAATGATTCTCTTAATTGAGTATCTGTATAAAAAGATAATACATCACCCACATACGATGCCATCTCAATGAACATCATACCTGGTGAAGATTCATTAAAGTCATTAAAAGTATTTGGGAAATAAGTTTTAGAAAAATCAATTAAGTTTTTTCTTAACTCTCCGAAATCCTTTCCAATGAGTTTAACATCCTTTTGGACTAAATCTGATTTGTTTGCCTTTGCCATAAGTTCCTATTCTATAGTTGCAGTTCCAGCGGAATCTACATATAATATTATTTCTTCGTTAGCACCTTGTTCCGTTACTCTAAAATTTAAAGATATAGCAACAAAGTTTTTATCCTCATTCGGAGTAACGTTAACCTTATCTATAATTATGTAGGGAAGCCAGAAATTTACATCAGCTAATATACCTTCTTCTAATCTTTGTTTTAAATCTAAAGTTATTGGTTCAAATAATAGTGCATAAATCTGAGAGCCGAATGTGGGTTGGAACACCCTTTCACCCTTTCTTGTCAACAATAGATTTTTTAAATTAGATATAGCCTGTTCCTCAGTTGAGTACGATAAGTCAAACAAACCACTATTCTTAGAGAATGGTAGTTTTATTCCAACTGCAATATCTTTTTCAAAATCTATTGGATTATAGAAATATTCTTTTCTCGCTTTAGCCATTTACTATTTTCCTTTTTTCTTATTAATCGCTTTCATCAATTGAGAATAATCTTTTGTTATAGCTCCCATTACATTAGCCACTTCAGGATTATTTGTATCAACTGGTCTACCATCTATATCTTGTGTTGGTGCTACTGTAGTAGATTCTCTACCACTCCATGCTTGTGCTTGATTAGAGCCAAACTGAGCATCCATACTTCTCCACTCACCACTTTGATGTGTTTCATTTAGTAACTGATTTAATACGCTATCATTTGTAAACTTTTGTTTCTTAACTGCTTTTTGTTTTTTTACTTCTTCTATTGCTAAAATTGTTTTCATATCAATATCCAATGGGTCGTTAACCTTTTTAGATTTTGATTTTGTTTCTTTTATAATCGGTTTAGAAGCGTTTCTAACTTCTGTAATGATAGGTTTTAGTTCTTCTCTAACTACCTTTCTTACGATTACTTCTAATAATTGTGCTAATTGTTGTGCCTTCATAATGATATACTTTACATATAAATATTAAAATGTTTATTTTTATACTAATCCTGACCAAGGATATGGTATTGGCCCTAATGGGACTGGTGTTGCTGGTGTTCCTGCGGTTACTACATGGGTATGTAATCCTTGTACTGTTGTTAAATGATTTGTAAATGCCGTTGCTAATTTTGTTGCAAATGGAATCCCAAATAAAGCTGGTGCTGGTGGATGGGTGAATGCTTTTAATAAATCATTTGCTAATGTTGGTGGAGTTCCCCCTACAGTTGTAACATTTGTAACTGGAACGGGAACACCAGCCGTACCTGTTGATGTTGCTATTGCTATTGGATGGAATGGTACTAATTGATATTGTACACTCATCCAATATGAAACTGTCTTTGCCGACCAATCTGTAAAATGGAATAGTTGTGGTTTGCCTTCAGAATCTCTAATATCATCTAAACACTTTTTTATTGACATCTTAATGGGAATATATGGTGGTTGTACCATAACCATTGTTGCGTGTAAAGAAGTTTGGGCAGTAGATACTGCCTTATGATACTCTGATGCTATTTTTTCAGCCGTATCCATATGGGTTTTTTCTGATTTGTCATCTAACCACCCACCAACTGATGTTATAAATCCTGGCCAAACTGCTGGCATAATCTTTTCCTTTTATTGTTTCATTGCCTTTATATCACTAAGTATCTTAGCAACTTTACCCGCATTAGTTGCAGGTCCTGTTGGGCCAACTCCAGTTGAATATGTTGATTTAGCTGATGTTAAATCTGCTAACTCACTTGCTAACTTCTCAACCAACGTAAAAAACTTATCCATCTCCATCGCCCATCCAGGTGTAGCATTTATAATATCTTTCTTAGATGTTAATATTACATTTTCTTCTCTTGAGTTTAATAATATTCTATCTGATGTAATTACTACTGATGGTGATTTAAAAGCTGATTGTGCTTTTACACCCTTACCTAAATTTGTTTGAGCTGTCTTTAATTGTAGTTTTTGTGATGAGGTTAAATACACCGATGATAAATCATCATCAATAGTTTCTATAATAAATTTGTTATAAGAACCACCACTCTTTCTACCATTTGCTAAAATAGTAATTGGGTCATTATCTGTAGATGAGCTCCAAGTTGGTTGTTTAGTTGTTTTAGCACCTGATGGGGTATATCCAAATCTTAAAGAATGTCCAAACCTACCTTCCATCATTACATCACCAATAAATGGTTGTAAAGAACCTATATCAGTTCTTTCAGTAAACCCATCACCTAATTCAGCACCTGGTGATGCACCTGATGCGTTTGGGTTTCCAGCCAAAACAGCAGAAATTAACCCACCGATTCCTTTTGATTTTCTTGAAACTGAACCTTTAGGTAATGCATTATTGTGTACATTAAGTTGTACGGATGTTGGTGCGAAATAATATTGTCGAGCTCTTCTACTACCACCAGTTGCCTCAGGCCCTAAACCTGTAAACACTAATACGGATTCACCGATTAGTGGAATTCTTTTTATATTACTATCAGTAGGATAACAAACTTCAAACTGTCCCTGTCCTTGTGATGTTAATATTTCAATACTATACAGTTCATTTACATCATCATCTTTAAGATTGATTCTTTGAACTGTACCAATTTTAAATGAACTCATTATTCATCTCCTTCAATCTTTTCAAGTGATTCTATAGATTTATCTATTGCTTCTGCATTTGACATTAACTGTTTCTTTTCTTCTTCAGTTAAACCAAATCCACCGTCCTCACCTGAGTTAGCATCTTTCATCATTCTTTGTACGATTGCGGCTAACTTAACAATCTGGTCATCGTTCTTTACAGCGACTTCCATATATTCTTTTATTAAGGGAACTATTACAGTAGCATCCTGTAAGTTCTTTACCAATGGTTCTAATTGTGCAATAAGAAGTTTTAGTTGCCTATCCTTCTTTTTAGAATTATGATAAACATCTGACATAATATCAGCAAATGTTTTACCTTTAAATAATTCTGTATCCTTATCCATTACTATCCTTTAATTTATAATGTATTGACAAATGACCTGTTCTATTATATTCCATATATAACTCTGCATAAATACCTTTTAGTTTACCAACCACTTTGGTAATATACTGAGTATGTACACCTGTTCTTTCTCTAATAAGTATGTAAAGAGCTTTCTTATTGTACGAATAAAGGTCTAATCTATTTTTAAATAACTCATTTATTGAATCAGCAATGGCCCTATCTCTATCTTTTAGGAATAACGTATATAAATGATAATCTACATATTTTGTATAATGGTCAATAAAATCTGATTTAGCCTCTTTGTTGTTTTGGTCTACAATTTCATTTGTAATGTTTCTTTGTGTATCAATTGCCGCAACTTTCTCTTTTGATTTCATTCGAGCATAGTTTGCGTTATTCTCATTGAATAAGTAGTTTCTTGCCACTACCGTAAAGTAAGAGAAGGCTCTACCGTTCTCACCATTAAACTTATGAATCTTTTCATTCAAAAATGCAACTACACTTGCCTTTACATCTTCATATGGTACATCAAAGTAATATGTTTTGTAAGTGTGGATTACATTTTCTGATAACTTATCAAATGGATAATGAATGAATCTGTTATAGATTTTGTTCTTTAGTTTATTATCATCACATCCGTTATAAGCGTTTATGGCAATTTCGGTAATTTTAGTAAAATATCTTTTACTTCTCTTTCTTCTTTTTCTAGGCATTAGGGTTTATTTCATTGTTTAACTTATCTAAAGCTTTTTGTATTTCTTCAAATACAAATCCGCTCTCATCATCCGCTTCAAACGAGCCAATTCTATCCACCTCTTTCATCCTATCCATTGCTCTGTTTACAGAGAAGGCTACTGATTCGATTGTTTTATCAGATTCTTCTATACCATCTTCTAACTTCTCAACCTTACGAAGTAAATTCCATACTACATATAATAAGATTGCAATTATTATTAATGGTAAAATTAATTGTATTGTTATTTCCATATTAGTTCTCTACATCACCAAAGATAGATTTGAAATCTAATTTCTCTGGCATTTTTACGTTTTCTAATTTTTGTTTTTTAGTTGGTCTACCACCTACGTTTTTAGTTTGAACTTTTTTATCAGAGTTCACAACTCTATCTCTTTCAAAATTAGCTGCACATAAATCAGCCTGATGCATAATGAATGGTAATTGAGTTTTTAATACATTATCTTTATTGTAAGTAATGTAATACTCTTTATTGTTTTCATCATATAACCCATCAGTTAATTTAATTCCGATATATTCTTCTTCAGTAATGGTAATACCATAGTGATTTAATAACCACATAGTTCTATCATTAAGATTCATCCAATGCATATTGGAACTCGTCTTATAAATCTTTCCTTGATTTTCAATGTGCCATTGAGAATCATTTGGGATATACCAATTCTCTTCGTGATTACCCACCTTACCTAAATCATGATGAAGTGCTGTAAAGATTAAGGTTTGTTTATCAAACCCTAAAGGCATTCCTAACTCTTTATACAAATCATAAATCTTAACGGCATTGAATGTAACCCTAAGAATGTGGTCAATGTATCCACCTGCAAATGCATTGTGGAAATGTTCTGTAGATGATGCTGGAGTTAGAACGATTCTATCTTCCAATGCATCATACATCTTATTTAATTTTTCTAATCTCTCACCTTCAAAGGTTTGATTGATTAATTTTCTGAACTTCTCGTAGTTCTCTTTGATTTTATTTTCATCTAAAATGTGTACCATAATTTATTTTTTATTTGTTAACTAATTGATTATCAATGTGTTGTGATGAT